TAACTCATAAGTGAATGGTTGATTACCACTAGTTAAAACTTCATATACTATAGTTTCTTTTTTTATTTTGCAATTAGTTATTTTCATTATAAACTCCTTTTAAACACTGCTGAAATAGACGTCTTTTATATTAAAGTGCCATATAGGCGCTATTAATCACAATACAACTTTGCCCATTACTTTAATATTACTAAACGAAGCGACTTTGATATCATCATACTTCGGATTTAGAGATACCAAATTAATATAGTCTTCGCATATATCTACACGCTTGATAAGACTTACTCCATCTAATACAACGAGTGCAATTGTACCATCTTTAATAGAATCTTCTTTCTTAATAAAAGCGTATGTTCCTTGTTTTAACATAGGTTCCATTGAATCACCATTAACTAAAATACAAAAATCAGCATTTGATGGCGTTTCGTCTTCTTTAAAAAATACTTCTTCATGCAATATGTCATCATATAATTCTTCTCCTATGCCAGCACCAGTTGCACCACATGCAATATACGATACTAGTTTAGACTCTTTATATTCATCTATAGAAGTGACTTTATTCTGTTCATCTAATTGCTCATTTGCGTAGTTAAGTACGTTTTCTTGGCGGGGAGGTGTGAGTTTGTTGTATATGGAAGTGATGTCGTTTTTTTTATTATTTCTTGTAGGAAACAAATCATCGATACTGATATTTAAAATATGAGCAATTTCAAACAAATCATCTTGTTTAGGAGTTCTGTACCCTGTCTCATAATTTGAAATAGTAGCTTTTTTAGTGTTGAGTTTTTCTCCAAGTTGATCTTGAGTTAAGTTCAATTTGGTTCTATAGTATCTGATTTTATTGCCTATAAATTTCGCTAATTCTTTTTTATCCATTTTCTTACCTCCTTAAATTTACCTATAGTATAACCCAATTATTTTTGGTATTCAACAAAAAAATACACGAAAAGCAAACTTTTATGTTGACTCAAGTACACGTATCGTGTATAGTAGGTTTTGTAAGCGGGAGGTGACAACATGCAATGGAATTTAATAAAGTTGAGAAAAGAAAGAAAGTGTACTCAAGAAGATTTAGCAAACCTCTTGAATATATCAACTGAAGGTTATCGTTTAAAAGAATTAGGAAAGCATCAATTTAAGAATGATGAGATGTTTATTATCGCTGATTTTTTTGACGAAAATATTGGAGATATTTTTTTACCCACAAAGTACACGAAACGCAAACAAACATCTTAAAGGAGACATAACAAATGCAAGACCAATCATTAAAATTAGTAAAACTACAACTAAAATATCATAACCTTTCAGGACAAATTGAAGCTTATGATAAATCACTTAAAGAAATAAGATACACTCGAGATCTTTTCAACAAACATCTAAGCATGAATAACGAAGACGCATTTGCTGGTTTGGAAATGGTAGAAGATGAAATTACTAAAAAGCTACGAAGTGCTATCAAAGAGTTCCAAAAAGTAGTGAAAGCGTTAGACAAGCTTAACGGTGTTGAAAGCGATAACAAAGTTACTGATTTAACAGAGTGGCGGAAAGTGAATCAGTAACATTCACTTCTTAATATAACCACGCTTATCAACATCCACATTGAGCAGATGTGAGCGAGAGCTGGCGATGATATGAGCCGCGTTTAAATACATTCGATAGTCATTGCGATAACCGTCTGCTGAATGTGGGTGTTGAGGAAAAAGGAGGATACTCAAATGCAAGCATTACAAACATTTAATTTTAAAGAGCTACCAGTAAGAACAGTAGAAATTGAAAACGAACCTTATTTTGTAGGAAAAGATATTGCTGAGATTTTAGGATATGCAAGATCAGACAATGCCATTAGAAATCATGTTGATAGCGAGGACAAGCTGACGCACCAATTTAGTGCATCAGGTCAAAACAGAAATATGATCATTATCAACGAATCAGGATTATACAGTCTAATCTTCGAAGCTTCTAAACAAAGCAAAAACGAAAAAATTAGAGAAACCGCTAGAAAATTCAAACGCTGGGTAACATCAGATGTCCTACCAGCTATTCGCAAACACGGTATATACGCAACAGACAATGTAATTGAACAAACATTAAAAGATCCAGACTACATCATTACAGTGTTGACTGAGTATAAGAAAGAAAAAGAGCAAAACTTACTTTTACAACAGCAAGTAGAAGTTAACAAACCAAAAGTATTATTCGCTGACTCGGTAGCTGGTAGTGATAATTCAATACTTGTTGGAGAACTAGCGAAAATACTTAAACAAAACGGTGTTGATATAGGACAAAACAGATTGTTCAAATGGTTAAGAAATAATGGATATCTCATTAAAAAGAGTGGAGAAAGTTATAACTTACCAACTCAAAAGAGTATGGATCTAAAAATCTTGGATATCAAAAAACGAATAATTAATAATCCAGATGGTTCAAGTAAAGTATCACGTACACCAAAAGTAACAGGCAAAGGACAACAATACTTTGTTAACAAGTTTTTAGGAGAAAAACAAACATCTTAAAAGGAGGAATAACAAATGAACATTCAAGAAGCAACGAAGTTAGCGATGGAAAAAGGAATAAGTATAAGGAGAGAAAATCAAGATGTGTATGGGATATTACCAACTAATTTGCAGCGTTATCAATGCCTAGTCGTATCTAGACACTATAAGAAAAAAAGACAAACCGCCGGCGGAAGGTGGCAGCCTAGCGCAGACGATTTAATAGCAGATGATTGGATTTTAGATTATTAATTTTTTCAAATCTCTAATTAAACCCATAAGTGTTTTGTAATCTTTTTTGGATTCTGATTCTGAGTAGGCGATACCTTCTCGAGAAAGAGCCATCTCAAGAAAACCGCCATCTTCAGCAGAAGCAATTACAAAATCTCTATGCTTTAATTCAAGAACTGCATCGATATAGTCTTCAAAATTAAAACCTAAAAAGAAAGCATTAAATGAGGATTCATCACTACCGAAATAAGATGCAGAACGTTTAGACATACCTTCGTCAATTCTATCAAGGTAAATTGAATAAAGTTGTAAAAGAACAAATTTAGCTTCATCAGTCATAAGTCATTCACCTCCTTAATAGGAGTATAGCAGAAAGGAGCATAAACAATATGCAAGATATGAAAGAACTTTATTCTTTAAAAATCCAAAAGAAGAATTTAAATAATAAACAAAAGAATTTAATGTCTGTAATTAATCAATGTATTGAACTAGAAAAGTTTTCTTACACTGAAATTAAAAAAGTTCTCTACCTAATTGATAGAGAACAAAAGTATTTAGCTAATAACCGCGCATCAATAAAGACTTAAAACTTTTAGATTATCGAGTTCAACAAATTTTAGAAGGTGTTCTATCAGAAAGTACCACATACGGTGATGCAAGAAATAAATTAGAAACATTGAAAATTATTGCTGAATCTCATTTTAAAACCGAACATGCTTCAGTTATTTACAAATTAGCATTGAAAAAGTTAGACAAAAAAATCAACGCCACTCCAATTAAAGAGTGACGAAAAAGGAGGATTTCAAATGTTTAAGATTTTAAATGATATAAAAACTTCTTTAAAAAACCATCCTTGGGGTTGGAAAGAGCACTTACCTTATTTACTGATGTTAACTCTGTCACTTGTGGCTCTGATTTTCGGTGTTCTGTCCGCGATTCTATGATAACAGGTTTTATATAGATTCCTTACCTCCTCTCTGTAGGAGATAACAATATTATACACGAAAGGAGATGTAACAAATGAGTGAACCAATCAAAGAAAAGTTAGAACTACTAATTCTTAAAACACTTAAACATAAAGAAAATTCAACATCTATCATCAGTAATGACGAGTTAGAAAAGCTATTTAATATGTATAAATATTTAAATGAGCCTAATCAAAAAAGGGTTTGGATAGTAGATTTAATCCCATGTGTAGCTTTGATTTGTGCAACTAGCATTCTAGTAACGCTTTTATTACTAGTGATGCAATTGCTATAGAAATACTGATGATTGTACCAAGAATCCATCTAATCCAGCTGTTACGCGCGGAAAAATAAACATCTTTACCTTTAGATGTTATAGACACGTAACCACTGTATTTCATATACAGAATCGAGAATGAAGAATCTTCAGAAATTTCGAGGTCGTTCTCAACTTGTGTAATCCATTCTTTGCGAAGCATGTATTCAAAGTCTTTATGCTGATCAGATAGTTTTATTTTTTCTTTGCTACAGGCTTTATGTAGTACTAAAAAAGTTGAGATATTCACACACATCACCTCCTTAGGTTGATAACTAAATTATACACGAAAAGAGATGTAACAAATGAACATTCAAAAAGTAATGAAATTAATATTGAAAAAAATTCATGAGATGAGGGAGATTTTAAAAAAGTTCAACAAAAATATCAGACACAAAGATCTAATTGTCATCAAAGTGAAAGATGAAAACAGCGTTCCATTAGTCATTTATAAAGGTGGAGAGCTGAAGAGCAAACGAGTAGTTAAATTTTTATGGGTAACTAGAAACGGAAATTACGAAGGTGGTTACGACATAAACATAGAGCATTATGCAAAGAGTGAAAAAGGCAGACCCGGTAGATATGAAAAATCAGGATTTAGAAGTTTGTTTTTTAAGGAGGATTCACAGTGAACAAATTGTATAAAACAACCCTCCTCATCACAATGGCAGTTGTGACGTGGAAGGTTTGGAAGATTGAGAAGCACACTAGAAAACCTGTGATTAGTAGCAGAGCGTTGAGTGACTATCTAAACAACAAATCTTTAACCATACCGAAAGATGCTGAAAATTCTACTGAATCTGCTCGTCGCCTTTTGAAGTTCGCCGAACAAACTATTAGCAAATAACAACATTATACACGAAAGGAAAGATAGAAATGCCAAAAATCATAGTACCACCAACACCAGAAAACACATATAGAGGCGAAGAAAAATTTGTGAAAAAGTTATACGCAACACCTACACAAATCCATCAATTGTTTGGAGTATGTAGAAGTACAGTATACAACTGGTTGAAATATTACCGCAAAGATAATTTAGGTGTAGAAAATTTATACATTGATTATTCACCAACAGGCACTCTGATTAATATTTCTAAATTGGAAGAGTATTTGATCAGAAAGCATAAAAAATGGTATTAGGAGGATATTAAATGAGCGACACATATAAAAGCTACTTAATAGCAGTACTGTGCTTCACAGTCTTAGCGATTGTGCTTATGCCATTGCTGTACTTCACTACAGCATGGTCAATTGCGGGATTCGCAAGTATCGCAACATTCATATACTACAAAGAATACTTTTATGAAGAATAAAAAAACTGCTACTTGCGTCAACAAGTAACAGTGACAAACATTTATCAAAATATACAACTTAATTAAATCAAAATATACGGAGGTAGTCAACTATGGCTGAAAATATTAAAACTGAACAACATTATTACACTAAAGATTTCTCGGGATACAGAAATGAAGAAGATAACTTTGTAGCAAATCAAGAATTGACAGTAACAATCACATTGAACGAGTACAGAAAACTTATTGAAATAAAGGCTGTTAAAGATAAAGAAGAAGATACTTACAGAGGTAAGTATTTTGCGGAAGAAAGAAAAAACGAAAAATTGGAAAAAGAAAATATAAAACTAAAAAACAAAATTTATGAATTACAAAACGAAGAAGATAACGAGGAGGACGAAGAAGACAAGGAGGACGAGAACGATGTATTACAAAATTGGTGAGATAAAAAACAAAATTATAAGCTTTAACGGGTTTGAATTTAAAGTGTCTGTGATGAAGAGACATGACGGTATCAGTATACAAATCAAGGATATGAATAATGTTCCACTTAAATCGTTTCATGTCATAGATTTAAGCGAACTATATATTGCGACGGATGCAATGCGTGACGTTATAAACGAATGGATTGAAGAGAACACAGATGAACAGGACAGACTAATTAACTTAGTCATGAAATGGTAGAGGGGGATTAACTAATGGCTAATCTATATGAGCTATCAGAAGCATTTAAAGAGATGTCTAATCAAGATGAATTAGATCCAACATTACTAAAAGATACATTAGATTCTATCAAAGCAGAAATGAACGTCAAAGTAGATAACATTGTCAATTGGAGACGTGAAACTTTAGGTGACATAGATGTCATAGATAAAGAAATTAAGAGACTTCAAAATTTAAAAAAACAAAAACAAAATTTAACTGATCGTTTAAGAGATTACTTAAAAGAGATGTTAGAAACACAGGAAGTAGATAGTTACCGCACAGCTACTAATCATATTTACAAGCGCAAAAACGGGGCTAGTAAAAATATTATCGATGAAAAACTTATTCCAAAGGATTATTGGCTATCACAAGCGCCAAAGCTTAATTCTAAGCAACTAATCGATGATTTGAAAGCTGGCAAAGATATTCCGGGTGCTGAATTAAAGGTAACGGAAAGTTTGGTGATTAAGTGATGAGTGAGGAACAAGACATTTTACAAGAACTAGGTGTTGAAGAAATTAACGAAGATACTCAGAACTATTATTCAATTATGGTATATGGCAAATCAGGAACCGGAAAGACGACTTTAGCCACTAGAGAAAACAACGCTTTTATTATTGATATTCACGAAGATGGCACTCAAGTAACGCGGCAAGGTTTTGTGAAGAGGGTAGACAATTACATTGCTTTTAGAAACACAATTGCGAGTATTGAATCGATTGTAAATACAGCTAGACAAAGAGGAAAGTTACTTGATGTGGTTGTAATTGAAACAGCACAAAAGTTAAGAGATATAACGCTGACTCATGTGATGAACACGCACCAAGTCAAAAAAGCAAGAATTCAAGATTATGGGGAAACATCTAAATTAATTGTTAACTCGATTAGGCACCTATTAAAGGTTAAAGATAAGCTCGGATTTCACGTTGTGCTTACAGGACATGAAGGGCTTAACTCAGAAGATAAAGATGAGAACGGAAAAATTATTAACCCTAGAATATCAATTGAAGTACAACCGGCAATACACAATAACTTAGTAACTCAGTTCGACATTATAGGACATACATTTATAGAAGATCATACAGATGAGAACGGAAATGCGACACACGACTATGTATTTTCTGTAGAACCTTCTAATTTATATACAACTAAAGTTAGGCATAATCCGCAAATAACAATCAATAATCCAGGTATTAAAAATGCTTCAATTTCAAAAATTATAGATATGGCACAAAACGGAAATTAATAAAAAACTAAAAAGGACGGTATAAAAATTATGAAAATCACTGGTAGAACACAATACATTCAAGAAACTAATCAAGAGGCATTCATGAAAGGTGGGGACTTTTTAGGAGCTGGAGAATTTACAGTAAAAGTTGCAAATGTCGAGTTTAACGACAGAGAAAACAGATACTTCACGATTGTTTTTGAAAACAACGAAGGTAAACAATACAAACACAACCAATTCGTCCCACCATTCCAACAAGATTATCAAGAAAAACAATATATCGAGTTACTTAGTAGATTAGGAATTAAATTGAACTTACCAGATTTAACTTTTGACACAGATCAATTAATTAACAAAATCGGAACTATTGTACTTAAAAATAAATTTAACGAGGAACAAGGCAAGTATTTTGTAAGACTCTCATATGTAAAAGTTTGGAATAAAGACGATGAAGTAGTTAATAAACCAGAACCTAAAACTGATGAGATGAAACAAAAAGAACAGCAAGCAAATGGTAAACAGACACCTATGAGTCAACAATCAAACCCATTCGCTAATGCTAATGGTCCAATAGAAATCAATGATGATGATTTACCGTTCTAGGACGTGGTTTAAATGCAATACATTACAAGATACCAGAAAGACAATGACGGCACTTATTCCGTCGTTGCTACTGGTGTTGAACTTGAACAAAGTCACATTGACTTACTAGAAAACGGATATCCACTAAAAGCAGAAGTAGAGGTTCCGGATAATAAAAAACTATCTATAGAACAACGCAAAAAAATATTCGCAATGTGTAGAGATATAGAACTTCACTGGGGCGAACCAGTAGAATCAACTAGAAAATTATTACAAACAGAATTGGAAATTATGAAAGGTTATGAAGAAATCAGTCTGCGCGACTGTTCTATGAAAGTTGCAAGGGAGTTAATAGAACTGATTATAGCGTTTATGTTTCATCATCAAATACCTATGAGTGTAGAAACGAGTAAGTTGTTAAGCGAAGATAAAGCGTTATTATATTGGGCTACAATCAACCGCAACTGTGTAATATGCGGAAAGCCTCACGCAGACCTGGCACATTATGAAGCAGTCGGCAGAGGCATGAACAGAAACAAAATGAACCACTATGACAAACATGTATTAGCGTTATGTCGCGAACATCATAACCAGCAACATGCGATTGGCGTTAAGTCGTTTGATGATAAATATCACTTGCATGACTCGTGGATAAAAGTTGATGAGAGGCTCAATAAAATGCTGAAAGGAGAGAAAAAGGAATGAATAGACTAAGAATAATAAAAATAGCACTCCTAATCGTCATCTTGGCGGAAGAGATTAGAAGCGCTAAAAAAATTAAAAAATTTACCCCTGAGGATTCTAAAGGTTTTCCTGATATAACAAAAGATTCAATAAAAGAACCTAAATAAAAATATTATGGTTGATAAAATCCCATTGTTCTTTTGTTAACCACCCTTGTTTGTTATTGACTATTTCTGTAACAAACAGCTTATCTCCAGAATCGAGATAAGGTTTCAACTTTTCTATCATTTCTGAAGTTGATAAAGAAGAACGGAATAAAAATGAAGATTTCCAATAATTGCAATGACCATTAGAAATTTCCTTTTTTATAACATTTCTCAATTCCTCATATTTTTGTCCGGGTGAGTTTAAATCATATGTTAACATATAAGGTTTTTCCATATTTTATTCACCCCCAATCTAACGCAGTAGCGATAACAAAATTATACCAGAAAGGAGATAAAAAAATGGCAACATTTAGAACGATAAAAGAAAGTGGCGATTTTGTAACTGTGCATAAATCTTTTGTGTTCGATAGTAATTTAAGTGCTAAAGCTAAAGGGATATTATTGTATTTCCTGAGTCGTCCTGACAATTGGCAAATATACACGTCAGAAGTAGTTAAACATATGAATGATGGACAAAAATCAATCAATAGTGGCGTTCAAGAACTTATGGATAATAAATATGTTCACAGAATACAAAAAAGAGCTGAAAACGGTGTGTTTAAAGGTTTTGAATACTTAGTTTACGAAAAACCAACCGAAATGCCATTTTCGGAAAACGGATTATCGGCAAACGGGTTTTCGGAAAACGGAAAACCGGAAAACCGAAAAGGGCGTACTACTAATAATAATAGTACTAATAATGATTTAACTAATAATAACAATACTAATAATGATGGAAGTATATTGTCGGGAAACCCGACTGTGTATTCCATTCCCTATAAAGAAATTATCGAATACTTAAACAAAAAAACAGGAAAGCATTTTAAACACAATACAGCTAAATCAAAAGATTTTATTAAAGCAAGATGGAATCAAGATTTTAGGTTGGAGGATTTTAAAAAGGTGATTGATATCAAAACAGCTGAGTGGCTAAACACGGATAGCGATAAATACCTTAGACCAGAAACACTTTTTGGCAATAAATTTGAGGGGTACCTCAATCAAAAAGCGCAACCAACTGGCACGGATCAATTGGAACGCATGAAGTACGACGAAAGTTATTGGGATTAGGGGGATATTATGAAACCACTATTCAGCGAAAAGATAAACGAAAGCTTGAAAAAATATCAACCTACTCATGTCGAAAAAGGATTGAAATGTGAGAGATGTGGAAGTGAATACGACTTATATAAGTTTGTTCCTACTAAAAAACACCCGAATGGTTACGAGTATAAAGACGGTTGCAAATGTGAAATCTATGAGGAATATAAGCGAAACAAGCAACGGAAGATAAACAACATATTCAATCAATCAAACGTTAATCCGTCTTTAAGAGATGCAACAGTCAAAAACTACAAGCCACAAAATGAAAAACAAGTACACGCTAAACAAACAGCAATAGAGTACGTACAAGGCTTCTCTACAAAAGAACCAAAATCATTAATATTGCAAGGTTCATATGGAACTGGTAAAAGCCACCTAGCATACGCTATCGCAAAAGCAGTCAAAGCTAAAGGGCATACGGTTGCTTTTATGCACATACCAATGTTGATGGATCGTATCAAAGCAACATACAACAAAAATGCAGTAGAGACTACAGACGAGTTAGTCAGATTGTTAAGCGATATTGATTTACTTGTACTAGATGATATGGGTGTAGAGAACACAGAACACACTTTAAATAAACTTTTTAGCATTGTTGATAACAGAGTAGGTAAAAACAACATCTTTACAACTAACTTTAGTGATAAAGAACTAAATCAAAATATGAACTGGCAACGTATAAATTCGAGAATGAAAAAAAGAGCAAGAAAAGTAAGAGTAATCGGAGACGATTTCAGGGAGCGAGATGCGTGGTAATCACAAAACAAAATATAAAAGAAATATTACATTGTAGAGATGTATATGCTCAAAAGATGATTGATTTTGCAAACGGAGACCAAGAGAAACTTAAAAAACTTATTGATGATAAGTTGAAAGAAAAAGAAGAAAGACCCGCAATCGTCGAATATTAAGGAGTGTTAAAAATGCCGAAAGAAAAATATTACTTATACCGAGAAGATGGCACAGAAGATATTAAGGTCATCAAGTATAAAGACAACGTAAATGAGGTTTATTCGCTCACAGGAGCCCATTTCAGCGACGAAAAGAAAATTATGACTGATAGTGACCTAAAACGATTCAAAGGCGCTCACGGGCTTCTATATGAGCATCAGTTAGATTTACAATCAACGATATTTGATTATTTATAGGAGGCAGCGCATGGAAGTGCATTACAGCAGCAAAACAAACGAGTGGACAACACCACAAAATCTATTTGATGACCTAAACAGGGAATTCAATTTTACATTAGATCCTTGTTCAACAGATGAAAACGCTAAATGTCAAAAACACTACACAGAAAACGATAACGGCCTAATTCAAGATTGGTCTGAGGATATCGTTTTTATGAACCCACCATACGGTAGAAGCATCAAACATTGGGTCAAGAAAGCTTATGAAGAAAGTATAAAAGGTGCAACAGTGGTTTGTTTAATACCCGCAAGAACAGATACAACGTATTGGCATGATTACATTTTTAATAAAGCTGATGATATACGGTTCCTACGTGGTCGCCTGAAGTTTGGTGAAAGTAAAAACAGCGCTCCTTTTCCTAGCGCAATTATCGTTTATAGAGGTGTGCGATGAGTAAATACAACGCTAAGAAAGTTGAGTATAAAGGAATTGTATTTGATAGCAAAGTAGAGTGTGAATATTACCAATATTTAGAAAGTAATATGAATGGCACTAACTATGATCGTATCGAAATACAACCGAAATTTGAATTACAACCTAAATTCGGGAAACAAAGACCGATTACGTATATAGCCGATTTCTCTTTGTGGAAGGAAGGGAAACTGGTTGAAGTTATAGACGTTAAAGGTAAGGCGACTGAAGTTGCCAACATCAAAGCGAAGATATTCAGATATCAGTATAGAGATGTGAATTTAACGTGGATATGTAAAGCGCCTAAATACACAGGTCAAGAATGGATGGTATATGAGGACTTAGTGAAAGTCAGACGTAAAAGAAAAAGAGAAATGAAGTGATCTAATGCAACAACAAGCATATATAAACGCAACGATTGATATAAGAATACCTACAGAAGTTGAATATCAGCATTACGATGATGTGGATAAAGAAAAAGATACGCTGGCAAAGCGCTTAGATGACAATCCGGACGAATTACTAAAGTATGACAACATAACAATAAGACATGCATATATAGAGGTGGAATAAATGAAGTTGAACGAAGTATTCGCAACTAATTTAAGGGTAATCATGGCTAGAGATAACGTAAGTGTCCAAGATTTGCACAATGAAACTGGCGTATCAAGATCAACTATTAGTGGATATAAAAACGGAAAAGCTGAGATGGTTAACTTAAATGTATTAGATAAATTGGCAGATGCTCTAGGTGTTAATGTAAGTGAACTATTTACTAGAAATCACAACACGCACAAATTAGAGGATTGGATTAAAAAAGTAAATGTATAGAGGTGGAATAAATGAGTATCGTAAAGATTAACGGTAAACCATATAAATTTACCGAACATGAAAATGAATTGATAAAAAAGAACGGTTTAACTCCAGGAATGGTTGCAAAAAGAGTACGAGGTGGCTGGGCGTTGTTAGAAGCCTTACATGCACCTTATGGTATGCGCTTAGCTGAGTATAAAGAAATTGTGTTATCCAAAATCATGGAGCGAGAGAGCAAAGAGCGTGAAATGGCTAGGCAACGACGTAAAGAGGCTGAACTACGTAAGAAGAAGCCACATTTGTTTAATGTGCCTCAAAAACATTCACGTGATCCGCACTGGTTTGATACTACTTATAACCAAATGTTTAAGAAATGGCAGGAAGCATAAATGCCTAAAACCGATAGCGCATGTAAAGAATACTTAAACCAATTTTTCGGATCTAAGAGATATCTGTATCAGGATAACGAACGAGTGGCACATATCCATGTAGTGAACGGCACTTATTA